TAACTATATACCCCATTTGTTAATCCTGAAACACATGCCATAATCTATAATTAGTTCGTACAATTTATATCTATATCCACACCGATATTTATGTGGAAAGTTTTATTAGTAAAGTTATCGTAGCAAGTAGTATTACTCACTATTAAGTTATTACCAGCCAAATAATAATTTAAACCAAAACTGTATAAAGTATCTAATTCAGTTTCGATTGCCGTTAAAATTTGAGTTGTTGTTGGTGTCTGATCTCCATACCCTGTAAAGAACGAACCTTGTATTAATATGTCACTATCTAAACGACAATCAATATACCAAGTACTAACAACACTAGTTTCGTCACACTGTGTTTGTGTATACCCACTAGACGCAATTAGGTTGTTCACACTATCGCTCAGTACTTGACTTGGAAATAATGGGTTACTTAGATTAGTTAAAGAACAAGTTAATGTTTGATCAATACAATCATATGTAAATAACTGACCATTATATGCACAAGGAATACAACTAACAGGAATAAATATACAACCCCTTTGTCTTCTCCAAACAATTTTTTGTCTATGAAATGCCGAGTTATCCATTTTTTGTCCTGTCATCCATATTGTTGTTGCCGGAACAACTTGCTCTAAAAGTCTTTGCCAATAATCACCTAACCCTAATGTAAAATCTATCATTTTTTGATAGGTGAATTTATTAGATGGTATTCCAACCGTTTCTTCAGATTGTAAATAATTCCAAAAAACAGATTGTAGTGTTGGATATCCTCCGGTTTTACCGTCAGATATTGTCCACCGATTTCTTACATTAATAAAATTATTATAAAAACTTTGAGCAAACTCAAAAAACGATTTCTCTTTTGGTTTTGGATTTATGAATGTCCAATCTATTAATCCTGGTGATGGATATGGTGCGGTTAACCCCGTATTAGGTATAGGGTAATCGTATTGTGCTGACATATCCCATATATCGTAAGTGATACCTTGACCCATGTTTAAATAAACCTCAACCATTTTAGTATTTAAAACCAAATCATCACTTTCCGTCGTATAATCAACACCATTGAAGTCACTATTATTTTTTCTTGTTTCTGTATTTATCTCCCACGATTTTTGGTTGTCAATTGTCTTTGTTATTTCAAAACCAAAAGTACCCATAGATGGAAAGTTTCTATACTTATCTAAATATTCTTGACCATAAGTGAACGGTTTTAAGGATGATATTAAATACGGGTTTGTTGGATCAAATGAAGAATTTGCTAAATCAGCAACCTCATCAGATCTATGTTCAGGTGTCTGTTCAAACCATCCACTTCCAAGTTGGTAATAATAACTGTCGTTGTTTGTTGGTGGTTTTGGATAACCATAAGGGTCAACCGGATAATCAGCTAACGTAGAAGTCGTTAATTCTATACTAGCAGACGTTGTATACCCCGTGTATGTTGTGCCTAAAACACTAAAAGTGTTGGTTGGGTCTAATGTTGGTGATACGTTTAAGTAAGTACCTCCAGACACGTTATCATAAAGTTCGTAAAATCTATTTATGTTTATCTTAGAGTCGGCCAAATAAACAATTTCATTTAGTTCAATCAAAGCATCAGGAGCACCAATAAATCTCAAGATATATTCTATCGATTTTCTCGTACCTTTAGACTTAAACATATAAGACGCGTTCAATATTAAATTTCTATAATATTGATAATTAAGTTCGGTTGGTGTATCCGGTTTTGATTGTCCCGGATATGTTTGTGTAGCGTTTGGATTAAATACCGACGTTAAAAAGTTCTCATTAGTTATTGGTGAAATATTGGTACTGATCCCTAAAGTTTGCGCCAAATTAACCAATAGTTGCGACGGTATGTCGTTCCCCACAACATAGTTAACTGAGTTCATATTAGCCAACGCGTCGATAAATTTTTTAACCTCATCAAAACTTCTACCATATATTTGAAGTACCTTTTCAATTTTTTGATCTGCAGTATCAAACTCGATAAACGAACCAGTAATTAAAAACCGACTAATCAAATTGGTTTTATAAAGGTCTAACGCTTCTGCAATTTTTTGTACTTTAGTTAGGTAGTTGTCAAAATTTGGCGAAGTAATATCTAAATTCCAATAAATATCCAATTTCCAAGTCACCTTTTCGTTGTACATAACATAATTACCGTCGCCATCATAATCGGGATATTTAAAAGTTGAGGTATAAAGGGGTATACTTTTTCTATTAAGTAAAAAGTCCTCGACCTCATCAAAACTATCTGAAAAAATTTGTTCAGTAACTAAGTTATTTGGTTTTATTATTAACGTTTCGTTTGATTGTGTAATTGTAGATATTTTATTATTAAACGGATCACCCTTAACTGTAACATTAACCGTACCACCAGTCAAAGACGTTGTTGGTACCAAATCAAGTAAATTATATTCTACATCTAAGGTTTTAAAATAAAGAGAATAACTCGTAAAGTTATCTGTTATATTTCTATATTTAGATACCGCTAAAGGTCTTGTTTCTAAATTTCTTTTGGCGTTTGTCGAATAGTCAATACCAAATGGGTTGTTAAATAAAAAGACGTTAATATCGAAAGTAGTCTCATCATCAACACTATCATAAACAATGTTGGTTGCTGTTGGATAGGTTCCGATACCTGATGATTGGTTACTATATATCTCAATGGCTGCGGGAAAAAAGTTAATAACCTTAGTGATAGATGCTAATAACCGTTTCTGTAGTGACCCATATAGTGAAAAACTTGTTATTTGTGAGATATCAAAATTAGGGTAAACCTTAAAGTTTTTTTCAATAATTTTTTTAGTCTCTTCAATATTTTCAATATTTAAATTCTCTAAAGTAAATGGCTCTGAAAAAACACCAGTATCAAACTTTCGATTTACCTTTTCATATATCGCCGAAGTAAACTCAAAATTACCTTGCGTTAGACCTCCACCCGCAACTAATTGTAAACCAACTATGTTGTCCGAAAACGTTTGTGACCCAACGGATGGGGCAGGAGGGTAAAAGTATTTTGTTTTTGCCATTAACTAATAATATTTGTAAAGTTCTTACTAAAATCTACGTTAGATCCCCTATCTTGCCTAACTTCATAAAGTAATTCATTAAAGTTATCTCTAATCTCAAACAAGTTGTATTGTTTATATATGTTACCAGCACTATCGTATAACGTGTAAATACCATCTTCAATACTCTTAGTTTGATTACCGTAAAGGGCTATCGCTATAGTATCTAAATCATGTTCAGCCATTTGTATATCGATAGTTAACGGATTAAAAAATGTGTTAGTTACTATAATATTTTGATTTGGTTGTCCAATATATGGTGTTGCAGTTGGTTTGTTTGTTGGTGCGGTTGATGGTGATAGTGTACAAAAAATTAAATCGCTTCCTCCGTCAACATACCTATATCTTATTGTTTTTTGTGTGCTATTTGTTTGATCACTCAAGACAGGTTCACAATAAAACGATGAGGTCACTATTCTATAGAAATTTTGTATTTTACTACCATCGGAGTTTAAATATTCAATTCTATACCCAACCAACCCTTGATTAGTAAATTTATTCCTATATAAATTTGGTACGTTGTTTAAATCTATTACTATACCTTTAACATTTGGTAAAGACGATAAAACCCCACAATCAGTAATAACTGTCCTAACTTCTGCAGGTCTAATATAAAGTGTGTAAATTCCAATTTTATTAAATTCGGATGCGGGTAATTTTAAATTATATAACCCACCTAAAATCTCAACACCATCATTTCCTCCGGTATCTGTATTATTAAAGTAAGGTGTTAAAATTGTTCTTGCGTTTAACTTTTTTAATGTGAAGTTGGTTGTCACATCCCTAGATTCGGTATAATGTAAAATTATATCAACATCTTCAGGTGATACGTCTGCCGGTCTTACTGTTCCGTATGTTCCTAATGCCATTTTTTTTATTTATAAATAGTTTATCTTCATTTTTTATGTAGTATTAATCTTGAAAAAACCGTAACCATACCTAACCATATCTCCCGTATTATCAATTTCACCTAACCTTTCTAACGACTCAAAAGCGGAATATTTACCTCTTTCGATGAAAACATCGGCCTGTATTTCAGGACTCATAACAAAATCTAACAAATATTCATTTTTTGTAATCGCTGAAGCAACAATCATATTGTCAGTTATACCGGAAGAATTTAAAATAAAGAATGTTTTACCGTCAGGAAAGTCAAAATAACTTATATTATTAATTGTGTATGCCGTGTAATCACTAGTGATCAAGTCTATTTGACCTAAAATGTCGTTATTTTTAAAAAACTGATAACCAACCGTATATGATTGAGTACCATATCTTCTAAGTTCGTTTAATTTAGATTTTGTATATCCCGAAAGAATAAACGGGATCGTTGTAAAATTATCTGAAGTTTGTCCCGATACTTGGTTATTACTATCTCCTTGGAATATTGTGTCCAATGTTATTGTATTTGTCGGCCAACTACCTCCTTGTGGTGTGTAGGTAACTGTACCGTTTGGATTATCTATTGTTACTCCCGATAGTGGTATTGTGATTGGTTTTTGTATGATAGTTAGACCAAACGAGTTCGAGCCCGACATAGTGATGGTGTAAGTACCGCTAACATTATATGTGTGGTTAATAGTGTCGGATATCATTGGATCCGCAGGTGACCCATCACCCCAATCAATATTATATGTTGAGAAGTTTAAAAATGTTTTTGTAAACTTTTCAGATGTGTTATATAACTGTACTTGGTATAAATTAAATTGGTTGTATCCCGAATAAAGGAAATTGGTTATTACATCTTTTTGTTCCATTAATCCGTCAAACTCAGAATAAAATCCAACATCATTATAAGTTTGTGTAAGGAAGATTGGTATGGTCAGACCACTAAGTAGTGACGTACCACCTGTACCCCCACTTAAAACGTAAGACATACCACTATATAGACCAAAATTATTCAGTCCACTATCTCCTGAATAACTTTCAGAAAAAATATCATCCTTTAATACTTCAGGTGAGATTCTATAATATATTTTATTCTCTATCATAGTGGGTTAACATATTCATACCAGTTTATTGGTGTTGTTTGTCCTTCACCAACTCTAACATAAATAAAGTTTGATTGACCTGAAGGGACTTCCCTATAAACACTATATTCGTAATTAGTGTAATCTATAAAGACTTTATAGTAAAAATATTGACTTTTATTAAAATCGTACACATTTGGACCAACAAAATTACTTTGTGGTGTATTCATCATTCTAACAAACTGTCCTTTTTTTGCGTTGTAAAATTTACAACTCATATACATTTCGGTTTGTGATAAATACGTTTGGTTTTTTAACCAATAAAGAAAGAACCCCTCTTTATCTGCACCAATAGAATCTAAAACCATTAATGGTTTTTTAACTAACACTTGTAAGTTAGGGTTTGCAAATAATATTCCCGGTTCTTTTAACCCTTGTTGTGTTGGTAAAACAACAGAAAACAATATTTTTTGATTTTCGGTCGTGTTCCTATCATAAAAATCCAACTTAAAAAAACTTTTCTTAAATGAATTTGCAAAATAATATATTTCTTCATCTAAGAATCCAGCATTTTGGTAATCATCCAACCATTGGTTTATGTTTGGTGGGTTATTTAAAAAATCGGTTTGTCCTTGTGAGTTGTAAAAATTAAATTTATAATTTATTTCTGTTTTTGTGGTATCTACATCCCAAGTGGCATGGCTAAATCTTGTTAGCTCAAAATCACTAATTGGGTTTAACACCTCTTCTTTGATCTGATTTTGTAAGATGTCGATAGCATCATCTCTACCCTCCATATCAAAATTGATTTGGATTGGTATATTAATGCTTTTATCGTCCGCGTTAAATGAAAATCTATAATTACTCACAATCGTCAGTTTGTATTGTGTTTATTTGGTTTGTTTGAACAAACATATCTCGTTTTTGTGGGTATTGGTTAAATAGTATGTTTGAAAACGGGTAATGAGCTCCATTCAAAAACGGATAGTTTACCCCCCTACCGTCACCATCAATAAACCCATATGTATATATATCACGCCAAAAGAATGTTTGTTCTATTTCTGAAAACCAAGAGTAACTTGGTACGTTATCCACTTCACCTTTTTTACCTGTTTCAATATCCCCACTAAAAACTCTTATTGTGATTTCATGGTGAGGTTTATAAAAATAACCACTTGGATATGTTACAGGTGAACTGTCCCACAATAAAGATGGGTTAAAAGAGTATTTGTGTGTTATGGGTGATAAAACATATTCTTGTTGTTCAAAATCGTTATACTCACAAAAATCACCCTTCAATGTAGAACCTAAAGGTAATAATTCGTTATAATAAAAATTTAACGAATTGTAGTTATAACTGGTAAGTGGTATGTTGTCTTTATTTACGGTACCCGAATGATCCCACCAAGTATCAACACTATTCTTTAAAAAGTTAAATTCCCATCCAATATCTATCGCTGTCGGCGTACCATTTGCGGTTAGTGTTGGTGGGTTAAAGTAACCCATGTACCCTCTTTGGACCGCAGTTAAATATAAACTTGTCAATGGTTTTCCATTGTTATCTAATAAACCATCAATTACCACATCTTTGGAAAAAGAAAAGGAATAGTTTTGATTGTCGTCTTTAAAAGACACTCTTTGAACGTTGTTTGGTGTAATTGCCGAATATTCAATTTTAGATTGTGTTCTGAACGCATTCCTATCGAATCCAGATTTAAATATATCCAAATCTTTAGTCTCAGTTAATGTCTTATGTAATCTTATGTAGTATCTTGATTTGGTTTCGGCACTATTCGTATTAGTTAAAATTCTTTTAAAATTACCGTAAGTACCGGTTTGTATTTGGTTTGGGTTAAACTTTTGATTGAATATTGTGAATACATATCTTTCAGATCCGTAACTACCGTCACCAATCGAAAAGACTTGAAATACTTTTTTACCGTCAATACCTAAAGGTTGTTGTGGTAAATTTATCTCTAAAAAGTCACCTATACTTAAATTATGATTGGTTCCGCAATAAAAATAAATTAATTGTTTTCCATTGAGTGTTCCTGATTCCATAACAAAAGGGATCCCATCGGATACCAAAAAGTTCGCATTAGTTATATTAAACTTTTCACTTGTCCACGACATTTTTTGTGTGGTATCACTACTAAACGGATATGAAACATAAACCATCCAATTATATGAAGAAGCACTTTTTGCAACAAACGGTACGTGACCGGGTATTCCTTGTTCTCTAAAAAACGTAAACTCATAAAATTGTGGATACCCTTCCCAAGGGGCGTTAGGGTTTGACACATTAGAAATCGCATTACTAATACCGTTAGTATAATATAGGAAGTTTTTATATGGTGCGTATTGTGTAGAACCACTTAACTGATTTTGAAATAAATTAACAAGTTTCCCTGATAATCTAAATTTACCACTACTTTGTCTTTCATCATTAAACTGAGTTGTTTGGTTAATAAAAACATTTCGTTCCCCCTCAACCATAGTTCTTCTTTCACCAGCAAGTGGTAATTGGATCCACACCGGTTTATCCGTACTAGACGCATATCTTTTGGATCCTAAAACTATTCTTTTTTCATCGTCTCTAGACATTTTAATTACCTATATAGTTTGTTATAAATTTATTAAGTGCTGTTTTACCTTTATTTAAACCAAAGTAAAAATGGAATGGTGCTCCAACCACAAAAGATTGTGGGGTACTAATAGTACCAGTCCAGTTAGGGTCGTTATTACCGTTGTTATCGGAATTAAAAATATACCCCTTTTGTCCTGTTGGTGTCACATTAAAGTAATCCGTTGTTGGTGCGTATTGAAAACTCATTGATTGATATTTTTGTGAGTAGAATTTATTGTTAGTCACGTCAGTATCCCACTCATTATTATCCGTACCAAAGATTGTTTGTTGTCCGGTAGTTACACTATCCGACCTCCATTTATACATCGGTACTTCTTGTGTTTTTGAATATCCGAAATAATTTAATAGTGGTGGTGTTAAAGAAAATGTTTGAACTCCAGGTGTTAGTATGTTTCTACTGACAGTGTCGGACGAGAAAAAGATACCAACCAAACTATTTAATCCTCCACCTTGCACATATAAATCCGTGTCATCATATTCTTCATCACCAAAAGGTATAACACCAAATTCTGAATTTATACTAAACATTTGAGCTATATCCCCATCTATTCGATCACCGCTTCTTGAGAAGAATCTATTTACTGACTTATCACCTAAACCAACCGTTTGTAACCAAAAGTTTTTATTCACAAATCTTGATATTATTGCCAACTGTAAGACATCCCCTTGATCATTATATGATGTACTTTCTAATCCATTCATAAGATATCCTTCAAAAATTGGATTGGCGCAAATTTCTTTCGTGTAAAGGTCTCTTGGTCCTAAATCCATAATTGTTGTGGGGAAAAATAAATTCCTGTCGTTTTTTGCGGAGAATGGTACCACTTGTGCCTGTCCAATTATAAAAGGTTTATTTTGAGGTATCTGACCAACAAACGTCGAAGCATTACCATTGTATGGTGTTGATCTGTAAAATATACCATTGGAGGTTCCTTCAGCATAGAACATAGTTCCTTGACCTTCCCTATAAAGACTATCGACCGTTCCACAGAATTTATATTTTTTTGGTTGTCCTTGTATGTTAAATATTGTTTGTTTTTTAAATGAAAACATATAAAGTGATCCATTCAACCAATTATTTTGAAATACCTGTGAAAAGATCCCTCTACAGGCCGCATATGTTACTCTAAATCTGGATCTCCATTCTCTAAAGTACCTTATATCATTAGGTATTGATAATATAAGTGGTTTATCGACGAAAAAATAACACCCACCTTTAACTCTATTACCTGTGCTTTGTAGGGAAATGGTATCAAGTGGATCTGTACAAGGGTTTTCAACACCAAAACTATTACCACTACCTGAGTAACAAGTAATAGTAACCATACCCTCACAGGTTAATGTGTTTAGTATTGCGTCTGTATATGCGTTACTAGTGTCTCCCGTTAAATCTTGTGCATTAAACGTATTATCTGTCGCTTCAAAATCATTTGATGGTATTGCTACCGAATTTCCAAAATCATCTATAGTGTATATTTCAAAATTATTATTAAAATGTAAAGAATATGAGGTATTACCTGAAACTTCTGTAACATCAGATGTAGGTAATCTATCTGATCTAAAGACAAGTCTATTATTGTTAGTTATTGTTATGTTTGGGTTAGCATTATTTGTGTGGTAAGCAAATGAATATACTCTTGAGTCGTATACTCCCGGTTGTTGATACGACTTAACACCTATTAAGGTACCCCCTTCTATACTACCTTGATCTATGTTTTGTAATTGAGCACTATAACCACTATTAATGTTATATGGGTTACCCACAATTTGACCCGTAGAGAAAATTAAAACAACATAAACGGTTGTGGACCCCATCAGTTGTACTCTAATTAAATCATTACCAACAGTAAACACATTTAAAAATGCTGGATCAGTATAGAATTTTGCTCCTTCAGGTAAAGATGGGTTAGGTCTATATAACGTTAATGGAACACCAGCGGTACCGTTTGTTTGAGCAATAGCGTCTGGAACTGAAGGATAACTCTGACCGTCTGTTAACCAAACATATTGGTCAAGAGTTGACACTCCCTGACCCCATTGGAATCCCATTACATTTGTTGCACTTAAATTTGAGTTTTGATATACAAAAGAATATATACCTCCTTGAGTATAGTATGATAAATCGTGAAGGTCATTTGAGAACGCCTTTTGTGTTAACGTTGATTTATCTGTTGAGTTATAGTAATATGGTGAGTTATTTGTGAAACTTGAAAACTGAATAGGGTCAACATTAAAACCAAACGGTTGGTGGTATAGTGCCACGTTACTATTATTAGTAACTAAGTGTGATTCGGGAGTTTTAAAATCATTCCACCATGAAGGTGCTCCGACCGGTGTTGTTACCGTATTTGGTTGAATCGGTATGTTTAAAAAATAGTTACCTTCGATTACCGGACCTAAACCAAAATTACTATAACCAAATAATTTTGATAAATCGTATCTTATGTTTTGTTTATCGGTATAGGGATCAACACCTTTAACTAGTATCAGAACCTCCAAATCATTAAAACCATCTATTTGGTCTTTTACAAATAAATAAGAAGTTTGTTGAGTTCCATTATATGATGGCCAGTCTTCTAATCTTTGGGTTTTATTAAAAATATACTTTCTAAGTAATCCACTATTTGAGGAAACGGTTAATCCAGACATTTGTGATACAGTCCCGCCAGTTATTAGTTGAAAGTATTCTGTTCCTGATTTAAAATTATATTCTTTACCGTCAGATGTAATTAATAGTTTTAAGTTGACGGTGTCCACCGTTCCATCTTGTTTAACATAAGTAACGGGTTTATTCACCAAGTTATTAGCGTTATATGGTGTGGATCCTGTAATCGCAGTTGTATTAAATTGATTTCCGCTAGTTAATCCGGTTGTATTTGGGTCGTTTATATTATCAAGACTATTAAATGTTAATAATTGTCCTGGATTTATGTTTGATATTGTTTGAGAATCACATAATAAAACCAATACATTATCAGTGAATGGTGTTGAGGGTTGTGGTGTGTTACTATTAGGTGGTGTGTTATATACTGTGGTTTGAATTATGTTTTCATCTTGGAAGTATCTCTCTCTCATGTTTGCCATGTTCACTGATTGAGCTAACGATACGTCGTAAGGAGTTTTACCATAATATAGGATATTATTGTCGTAAGACGCGAAGGGAACTTTAATCATTCTATCGTAAGTAGCGTTATCTATTGGTTGGAATCCAGAAAGGAACTGTCTAAATGATATGTTTAAATTTTCGTTTGTAGGGTCTATACTAGTATTTAATTTTGAGTAAGTGTCAACACTAGTTAAATTTGCCAAAACACTGTAATTACCAAGACTTATTATGTAAATATCATTTTCAGTATCACTAGTTGTGTCAAGTTCTTGTTCTGTACATGGGCAAGACTCACAATCAGGATAAGACATCATTGGTAATGAGATTCTTTTAAATGGGTTTGTTTTTGATAATGGTGTAATGTTTTGTTTTTTGCAATCCGATTTCTTTAATTTAGCAGATAAAAACGCAACAACAATACATATTGCATATACAAATGTATTAATCAACCATACAAATAAATTAATAATCACTCTAAATATTGGATATAAAAGGGCTAATACGTGTAATATGATTAAAATATTTGGTACCAATAAAGAAACGATGGTTATTAAGAACATCATTAAGAAAAATATAAAATCAAAGTTCCTTACCCCGTCATTAACCGGTAATTTATTTATCTGATTACAATCTTTACTATCAATCTCTTTTACCCCTAAATGTCTTGATCTATTATACCCCCACTTAAATCTATCGATAAAATTTGCTACAGTATAAACTTTATTAAAATTAAACTCATAAAAGTAATCTTCACAATTAATTGCGGCTTGTGGATCAGCATAGTCGTTCCAATCTAAACTAAACGCATAAGATTTTAGTTGTAATGATGTATCAACATCTTCATATTTACCGGTGTTAGTCCAACCATACTCTCTAATGTTTGGTACCAAATAATCACCTCTTTCTACAGTTGTATTTTCCGGATCTTCGTTTTGGTATTGTACTCTAAACCTATATTTACCTTTTGTTGGTATTCCGACAGATGGGTCGTTAGATATTACTTGTTCACCAAACTCGTTGGTGGTGACGTAATCAAGGTTCATCGGCACTTCCACTAACCATGTACCATCTTCGTCTATAATTTTACCACCATTAGGTAAACTGTGTTGTTCTAATATTGGTTGTCCGCTACTATCATAATTTATTGTCTGTCTTATTGATAATATTTTACCTGGTCCCGTTTCTAAGTTACAAAAGTTACCAACATTTTTTTTTGGTTTACAATTACTTCTTAAAAAATCTTCGTTAGATGTTGAAAACAAAGATCCCATAAAAATCGCTTGTGGTTTAACCTCAACACCTAAATCTCTAAGATCAAAGTCGGTTCTTGTTATTCCAATATTACATAAATCTTCTTCACCCCAAAATGGTGTTACGTCTATGTTTCTTACAAAATTCACAATTTGTGGTAGTGAAGATAAATCCTCAGATGATTTAAATTTTTCACCGTTAAATTGTTCTTCAGCACCAAGACCCACCCGTATTAAGTCTTTTGGTCTTAACGAAAAACACCCCATATCGGATAAATCGAGATCCATAACTATTGTTTGTACACCTAAAGGTACACCAATAATCATAAAATCACCACTATCGTTAGTCTTTGTTGTGTACTTATAGTATTTTTCATACACCTCCAAAACCTCAGACCTAGTTAATACATCGTCTTTTTCGGGAAATGTCCCTGTCGGTGTGTGTCCTCCGAATGTTTGTTTGTATGGTAATAAATTATACCTATACCCGTCCTCGTTTTTATCTGCGGGTTTTTTATATGGATATAATGAGGAAATAACGGGATCGGTTTCGTCAATCTGATCTAATGGTATAAAAATAGAAACGCTAGCGTTTGGTACTCCGTAACCCCCATTAACGATTACTCTACCGGCAACTACACCGTAGTCTGCACAAAATCGAGTATAAACATCACCCTGTCTTAATTTTAAAGAAAGTATCTCTAAAAAATCAAAGTCTTGGTTTATATTTATTCTGATATTTTTATCGGTACCAATTTCAGTTCTTAACCTATAGCTTTTGGTCATCTTTTCTTTTAAAAATAAATAGTTATGTATGTATTTTTAAAGGTAGGTTAGATAAAAACAAAATAAACATTCTTATGAGAAGTCTACCGATTTAAGGTTTTTAACCCTTACTTTAATGTCTTTATTGTCGAATCTTATTTGGTATATTTGATCCGGCTCAGCAAATACTGTGTCGTCTATTAATTCAATTTGTTTGGTTGCCGTATCAATAAATCTTTGAGACGTTTGAGACGATGAGTATTGTCCCCCAACCTTGTTATAAACTTTAAGTTCGGATAGTGATATCACCCCCGCACTATTTTGGATTAATCGTCTAACGTCCGATACGTTCACATTTTGACCAAGTTCTCGATTTTTTGGATTCATATAGTTTGATACTTGATCAATTATTTGTGTTACCGTCTGTCCCTGATTCTGTGAGGAATCTAAAACAACAAATATCTCAAACTCCAAATCCACAACCTTAGCAACGTCAAGAGCAACGTAGTCGTTTATCATTCTATATTTTGATAGGTAGGTCGCTAAATTTGTTTTTAAGTTGTTTGAAACAACCTGTGTTAATTTACCTGTAGTGTCGTAAGATAGTATTTGTACGTTAATTTTATTATTCTTTTCTGTTATAGAAACTTTAGCTGGTGCACCAAACCTACCAGGCATTGTATCAATAATAGATTTATAATCGTTTATTGTTACTGCCCTTTTTTGTGCTGAAAAATTAAATGAAACCATATTTCTAACTTCTTCGGTAGATGGTGGGTTTGCTCCTCCAATTGCTGCAGTAACATTATTACAAGCGAGTGACTGAACAACATTTCTATTTATTGAATCTGATGGTCCTGTAACCGCCAATTCTACAGACCCAATTTGGTTTATAACCCCAACACCCACATTTGTCGCTAAACCTCCACCAACTCGATACTGTATAAATATTGTAGTGTTAGGTCTAACAGTTAACCCCAATCCAATGTTATTTTGATAGTTGTTTATATCTAATGGAACTCCAGTGTTAGTAAAGTTTTTTAATTGTTCATTTGGTGTTGTCGTTCCTCCGCCAAACTGTACCTTCATAAACCCTTCAGGTGTGTATTCAGTTATAAATCTTTGATCTGTTTTTAAATACCTACCTACCTTAACACCCGCATTATCTACCGGTTTTGTTTGATCTTCAATGAAGATAGTGTCCTCAGCCAAGGCATCAACCTCATACCACTTATTATCTGTCGCATTTAAAAAATCTTGAAACGTGGGGGTACCAGGATATGATGTCCCATCTTTTTGTATTACTGTAGCAACACCTAAAACATTCCTTTCAGGTAAAAATAAGTTAAAGAATGGAACCGCATCTACAGGGTTAATAACTTTTTTAAACACCTTAGTAAATCCATTAACAACCACTTCTCTTTTTGTGATAACATAATTTATGATTTTGTTATTGGCATCAAACGTTGGTATTTTAGTTCTGTTAACAAACCCTTCTTGGTTGTACTGTGTTGAGAAGTCAATATCATATACGGTTTCAAACGTCGTACCTCCCCCATTGATTTGTGCTCCTGCCCTTAAAATTCCTAAATATCTTGTATCTTCCGAATCCCCTAATGGTGGTACCGTGATTGATACGTCAACAAGAGCAACCGATGGTCTATATCCGGGGATTTTTAAACCATATGTTCTCGCTATATTATAAATTGACGATCTTTGTTGTGCATATTGTAATACAGTTTCTTGTATACTTCTATCTATGTGGAAATGTAAGTTGTCAGCAATTGCCGCATTTAAATCCATTAATACAGAATAAACTGATGCGTCATTAAAATTCTGTATCAGTTCCGGATAATACTGTTTTGTGTAATTAATAAGGTCTTGTCTTAACCCCTCAAAATCTCTCTCCGTATAGTTTATCCTATTATTTGCCATTTTATAAATTAATTATAACGAACTCTCGACTTCCAAAAGCCTTAGCTTCGTCAGTGTAGTCTATTTTAAGTTTAGCGGTGTATTCACCAGTGTTTTGTCCGGGTATTCTATATATACTTGCCTGACCTAAAAGTTCATAATTTAAATCACCGGGAGCCTCATCGCTTTCTAAATATGGTTCAATGGTGATATTATTTATAGTTAGGTTAGGTATGTATTTTGCAACCTGTTGCTCAATGTCGGATCTAATACTATCGAACGTCTCACCATCTAATGGTTCAAAAATAAATTCATAGATTCTTGTACCAAAATCAGGTAAATAATATCTAGTCCCTTTTTTTGTTAATATTAAATGTAATAGGTTACTTCTTATCTCTTCTGAAGATTCTTCAGAAATAGACAAATAAAAACCTTTTTCACTTTGTCTAAAGGGAAAATTTATACCATAAGTAATTCCGTCTGCCATATAAAATAAATATAGAGGAAGTCAATTTTGAATAAAGAGTTACATTGAACTAGAATATTTTTGAAAAAATATTTTTGGCATTTCTAAATGGTTATAATATGATGCTTCAATTCTTTTTGATAATCCGCTTTTTTCCATTTGTTTAAGATAAGCTCTATACGACGGACAACAACCCCAATTTTCCCATCTAGATATCATTTTAGCGTTGTTAGGTAAACTTTTATATAGTGTTGGTGTTGATGGGTCAATTAACCCCACAAAGTCATATCCACCTTTAAGTTCTCCCCACACATTGATTCCTCCTCTTGAGAATCCACTAACAGATTTAATTCTAAAATCTTTAACACCATTATTTTTAAGGATACCTTTTAATGTGCTAAGAGAATTTTCGTAATTACTATATATAACATTTTTATTAGTAAAAAGTCCCTTACCTTCTTTTTTCATAAATTTAGCTCCGTATTGTGAACTTGGCATCCCTCCCCATATTACTGTAATATCTTTTGAGTTGGGGTTATTCATATCTAATATATATGATCCTCCACTTACTGTTTGTGGTTTTTTTGCGTTTACTGTAAACTCAGGTAAGTCTTTATTGATTACGTCAGTACTTTTATCGTATGTTGATTTACTGGTATTAATTGCTCCATCTTTTTTTTGTTGTACACTTTTAGTTAGTTGGTCAGCGATTTTCTTAGCAGCTTCAGACCCTAACCTCCCTATTTCTTCAAAAGGACCTTCTTTTAAGACTCTTTTAATAATTGTTGTTAAATCAGCCTCTGTGAGTTTAATAATTTTTCTCATTATAATATTTTATATATAAATATACTGTAAAAAAAAATCCCAACTTAATGTCGGGATTCTTGTAAAACTTTATTTCCTTTTTCGTGTATGGGTTCGTACGGACATTTTAAACATCCGTTACCACAACAACTACCTCTACGTGTATGATATTCTTCAGTCATAACCATTCTACCTTCTTTATCGTAATAGTACTCGTTTGATTGTAGTTTTGGCCCAAACTCTCTAACGTATTGTTGTTGTATCCAATCTTTAGATGCTCCTACATTCATTTTAGTTAGTTTTTCTTTGATTATAAAACGCCAACAATACTTGGTATGTTAGCGTTATATTATTTCCCCATTGTGCTTTCATAACTTAAACAATCTCACATCCAGATGACCCACAAGCAACCTCTCCTCTTAGATCAGTATTATCTTGTAATTCAATAACTTTTGTTAAATCAACATTTGTTAATGATTTAAGTAATCTTTCATACTCTTCTTTAGTACAATCTTCATAAGGTGCCTGCTTATAGGTATGGTTAGAATAAGGTAATACCGACAAACCATTGTAGTAATTACGCTCATTCCACATCCATTCACCTACTAAATCCCACTCGTCTTCTTTAATTGAAACCGTTGCCGATACGTTGTGTGAGTTTTGTCCGTTTCTATGTCCAGGTTTAATCCATTCTTGAGATACTTTTTTAACTCTTTCCAACATTTGGAATACAGACTCGTGTCTTATAATAGCACCTTCGGGTGCTTTTTGTGGTATACCAATAACTGCAGTATCGTGAGGACGGAAAAACTCATCTTCAATTAACTCAGGATGATTAATCGCCAAATAAGAATAGATTGATTCGTTTTTACCTACACGGATTCTTCTTAAATAGAAGTCATTATGCCAAGCATGTATTCCTGATGATGTCCCCAATACCAATGATGAGGTACCTGATGGTTTAACAGTTGTTGTTCTTGCGGATTTATTAATCCCAATAAGTGTTGCAACTCTTTCGTTTTCTTCTTTAACCGCCTTAGCGGCTCTTTTCATGTCATACCCTAAAACAACACCTGAACCAATACCTGTCATTCCAACACCGATAAGAGCATCTTTTTCAGTTGTTCGTTTCCAAATGTCTCTCAAATAATGAAAGTCAGTATAACCCGCTTGTAGTGTTCCGATGAACGCAGCTGCTCTAACTCTTTTATCAAAGTCCTCTTGTGATTCAATATCAGACGCATTTACTTCACACAAATTACAGAATTGGAACGGACGAAGTGCAATTTCACAACAAGGGTTTGTTCCCCAATCTTTATCGTTAGATAAATAGATTCCTGGCTCTCCTGCTCCTGATAACTCAATACGTTTCCACAAATCCATAAAGAATTCTTTTGTGATTTTGTGACGAAGAAGTACTGCCGAGTTATTAGCTCTACCTCTTTGTGCGTTTTGTTCCCACCAACTTCCTGATTTACAAGAAATCATTTCTTCATCATCAGCCGAGAATAATGAGA